TACCGTTAGCGTGAAGCTGTCTTACCCAGAGGCTGGCGAGAATGCTTGTTGCATACTTCATACCTTCAAAGGCATTACCAAGATTTTCATCACTTTGGATCAATCCGAAATCACCCTCCTTGTCATCTTTCATGCAAGAGAGATTGACAGTGCATCCCTTGCTATTATCGCTTATCTTAACACAAATAGCGAAAAGTTCCTTTTCCTTGTTCTTCTTTGCCGTAGTCTTTTTCTGTGCCATTTTTTTTGTAAATTACAACATTCTTACTCTTTCTTAATCTTTTCTGTCCAGATGTCGTCTGCCTCAAAGTAAAACCGTATGCCCATATAGCGATGATCTGTATTTACCTTGCCATTCCGACTATTGACGTGGCGGGCGAAATTCATCTTGCAACAGCGATTGATATTCTCCCTACAGCCGCCACACCATTTTGCCGCAGGTGTGGTATGCGAAAAATAACACCAGCTACCATCATCCATAACGGCGATAATAGGCTTTTTCTTTCTTCCTGCATTATCGGGATGAGCAGGGCGAAACTTTTCTAAGTTCTCCCAACCCTTGGCGGCTCGCTTCTGCGACCGCTTGCTCATGTAATCGCTCCACTTCTTGCCTTTGTTGAACGGGACATTACCTTTTCTGAAACGTCCACGTTCTGTAGTCTTCGGCTCAAAATCGGGCGGCAAATATAGTTCACCTCTAAATGGCATACGATTCTTTCTGAATTGATACTAAAACAACATATATGGAAAAAGATTATTCTCCCTTGTTATCACCATTACTTTCTTGACTCACTTCCTCCAGTGTTTGGTTTGGGTAGTGGAACACTAATGGGGGGGTACCCGCCGCCACTCGCTCCTTATTATATTCGGAGATGGCGAGAGCAAACTGATTTTGATAGGTCTCGTGAATACTGCGGCGTTGTATCTTCACCTCGCAGCAACCCTGGTACCAAGCATCGTAGGCTTTTCCCTTTGCGGCTTTCGCCTTGATGCAAAACTCACGGAACTTGCGTTCCTGCTCGGCGGTGAAATCATCAAGCTCTTTCTTCTGTTGACGCTCGAAAGCAATCTGTTCGAGAGAGTACTGGTTCTTTATGTCCATGTACGTTTTCTTAACATCATGCTCCTTGGCGTAGGTTGCCGCCATCTTCTTGTCTCGTTCCTCACGAAGGGGAGTGAGCACCTCGTTCTGAAATTCTATTAATGTTCTCATTTCTCAATAAATCCTTTAATCTTTTTGTTGTTAATAAAAATGATTCTTATCTATTTATCGGCAAATGATGATAGGTAGCTCGGCGATAATCTTGACGGAAGCCGAAACTCCGAAGTCATTTACCTTTTAAGTGAAGAGTGAAGAACGAAGAGTGAAGAATCGTCTTGCTCTTACTCCTTATATATAATATATATTACTTGAAATCAAGGGTGGGCGACATTGCTTTTATCTTTGCCTCCTCAGCCTCTTTCTTCTTTTTATCTCCCAACTTCTTGCAGTCTGCTGCCTCCTTTAGAATCTTCTTCATTTCCTTTCGGGAAACAAGCGGATTGGCTTTTACGATACCGATGAACACATCTCTGCCCAAGGTCTTGTAATAAGGGATAAACTCTTGGTCTATCAAGTCGGCTGGCTTGCCAGGAGGAATGCTGACCTGCGTGAGGTCTCTGCCCAGCTCATCCACGATGAGGAACGTCTTCTGTCCGTCCTCGGTTGGAATGCTTACGCCTCCGCTGTATCGGGCAACGCTTAGATGGCTGTTCATCCAAGCCTGCTCCGTAAGAAGTATGGATTTAAATTCTGCCATAGTCGTAATTTGTTGTTTACTATCTGTTGTTTATTATTTGTTGTTTATTATCTATCATCCGTTGTCCGTTTATTACCTATGATGTGTTATGCGATTTCTTTGTCCTCACATTCGGCTACATCTTGATACTGTACGTATCGCTTGTGCTTCATGCAGTATAAGCCACCGATGCAGAGAGCACCATGCAAACATACCCAGCATGGCTTTGTATCTGGCTTCACGGAACAATGTTCCAAATTGACTGCCATATTCGTCTTTATGTATTCTATAGCTTACCTATATTTTCGGTTGCAAAGATAATAAAAAATAGGTAAACTATAACAGCTTACCTATTTTAATTTCATGTTTTGGTTTAAAATTAAGAATTATTATAACTTTAACCTATATTTTTTATAAAAACACATTACCTAATTATAAATCCAGTGTATTTTTACGGAAAAAAGCCCCGATACCTTGCCTTACATCATAGAAGGCTCGATACCGAGGCTTTTGGAAATATGAGTTTAAATTGCCAATGGAAATCCATTAGAATTTCGGGGAGCGATTATTCTTCGTCTTCAGTAGGAGTAGAGGTCTCATCATTGATGGAAGCTACTTTCTTTGCGCTCGACTTAGAAGACTGCTTGGATGCAGCATTCTCGTCTGCGCTATCCGAAGACGGTGTGTTGGCGGAATTAATGTCGCTCTTATCAGTTCCGCCTGCTATTCCCCCGCGCCTGTACCAGTGCCATTCAAGAGAGAATCCCAACCACCTTCAGGGGTTGCAATCTCATAGCGACCATAAGTAGTAGGCTGGAGAGTTCCGGACAATGTGACGGTACGATCGTCTTCCGGCTTCTTGCCTGTGTCACCCTTGATGTTACCCGAATCGTACTTGAAATCGTGCTGCTTGTCGTACACGATGATAGAGCTTGCGCCATCCTCTACGATGTAACCGCACTTCAAGTTGTTGAGACCACGAGCCACGAAAGCTGTATCTGCGTTCACACTCTCAAGAACATAATCCAAAGTCTGCTTGAAGCCCTTCTGATAACCGAGGTTCTCCCAGGTGTGACCCTGGCCACCATCCTGGCACTCAAACTTATAGAGACCCTTGCCTTTCTTGAAAGAAGCAGTGGTCAGAGCTGCATACTTGTTGGTACCCTCTGTTGGTGTCAAAGCCGACACAAGGTCACTCTTCAAGAATACATATACGTTTACGCCGAGACCGCCGAAGTTCTCCAAGCAATCGTTCTCGGAGAGAAGGTTCTTAATCTCTGGGCATGTTACTGTATCTGCCATAGTTGTATCAATTTTTAATCAAACAAATAAAAACGAAAAGAAAAGGGCGACGGAAGCTGTGTTCCGTCAAGTCAAGCTATCCGCCGCCCAAAGGATTTATTTAGAGTTTGTGGAGAAGCCGAAACTTACCCGTTAGCCTTCTTAAAGAAGGCTGTAACACCCATACTCATGCCGGTGGCAATCATCTGACGCTTCTTGTTGGTGTCACCATTCTCCCAGTGAGAGAATGTGAAGTTGGTGCCTCCAAAGAGAGAACCTGGTTGATAGATGTATCTACAGGAGCCTCGTACTTAGTGCCGTTTACACTAACCTCGCCATCAACAGTACCTTCCTTGTCGCCTACGATGTTTACTACCAACTTGGTGTTGGTGTAATCGCCAGCCACATACTCAGCCTTGGCAAGAGAGCCATCAGACATCGCAAACGCATACTTGAATGGGTTGCGAATACCTGCACCCTGGATTGACTGAATCTGGAACTGAATATCACGCATATCGTCGTCGGTGCCAACCTTAACGCCTACGTAGGTCTGGTTGCCCTCAGAGTCAACAGCATAAACGAAGTTCTTAGGGATGGTTACGTACATGCGATCACCCTCGCCGAAGTCTGCGATAGGGCAGATAGTAACACGGCTCAAGCCAGGAAGCTTGAAGTTACCACCGTCCTCATAGTCAACCTTAAAGTTGCCATGGAACTTGTTGGCGTAACCTGCTGCGATGTACTGGGCTGTCTGCTCGCTCATGTAAACGAGTACATTCTGCTTGCGAAGACGTGCATCCCACTTCAAGTGCCAAGCCAAGAAGTTGTCGTAAGGAGTAGAGTCGTTGTTGTCAGCAGGCTCTGTGATTGCATCACAAGGAATCAAGTTGCCGTTAGCCTCGCTGATAAGACCGTCCTCTACGTCGTGCTTCACACAGGTGTGGAAACCATCATAGAGAGCCAAAGCCTGGTCGGATGCAGGTGTGCTTGCTTCGCCCTTGTCGAGGTCAATATCACCGTTCCACAAGCAAGCGGTCAAGTTGTCGGCATAGTTGGCAAGGATAGCGGTAGCAGCCTCTGTAGAGAGAGGGTACTGACCCTGTGCGTCTGTGCCAAATACTGTCTCGCAGTACTTGTCGATATTGTCGGTATAATGGTCCCAAGCGAGCTTCACGGTCAATGTACGCTCTTTGAGGAAACCTACCTCGCTGTTCACCTTGGTATGAACGTCCTTACGGCGAGTGGTACCACCCTTACGGAGAAGGATGTGGATGGTACGCTTGTACTGAACACCAGACACGATGTCGATGCCCAAGCGATCCATCTCCTCGGCATCAGTATAACCAGGACCCATGAGGATTTCCTTAGTTACCTGCTCGGCAACGTGCTGAAGGGCATCTTTGCCGATAAAATCTTTAGGAGTTGTTGCCATAATTTGTTATCCTTTTAAAAATTAAATAAAAAATGAAAAGAAAATTTTTGCTTAACTGAATCTTTAGTATTACCCGATGGGGGATGGAGCTACGAGTGCTTACTCCTCACCACGCTTGTAACGCTCGAATGCTTCCTTACGTTCCTTGTTGGTCTTGTAAGGAGATGGGTCGAACTCACGGAGAGTCTGAACCTTTGCACCCTCGCCATTGTTCTCAGGAGCCGCACCTGCATCAGGTGCCTCACCTGCATCCTCGCCGAGAGCCTTGATCTGTGCATCCTTGTCGGCGATGGTCTGCTCGGCGGTGGCGAGTGCATCCTTTGCACCCTTCAACTCCTCGTCAGCCTTAGCCTTGTCGGAAGTAAGATTTTTGATTTCCTCGTCCTTCTTGGCGATAGTCTCGTCTTTTTTGGCGAGGGCATCAGAATGCTCGGTGTTGAGATTTTCGATTGCCTTAGCGTGAGCCTGGTTTGCATCGGCGAGTGCTTTTTCAGCCACCGTCTGTGCATTCTTAGCTTCTGCTATCTGCGCGTTGGCTGCATCGAGTTTAGCCTGCAAGTCGGCAAGACTCTGCTCTGCCTGGGTAGCCTTCTGCTGTGCATCGACTACCTGCTGCTTGGTTGTGTTAAGATGTGCTTCGAGCGTATCGAGAAGAGGGGCATTCATAAATGCGCCATCCTCCTTAACTGCCAAATCACCATCTTTCAGACACAAGGCAGCACTGATAAGTGGATAGTTTGCCATATTGATATTGAGTTTAGAATTGTTGTTATCCTGTTTTCGAGAAGAAGCCTTGTTAGGGTCTTCGGCTGGGTCGCTACTTGGCTCGTCTTCCGGCTCATCGGGAGCCTCACGGCTGATAGGTTCTGCCTTACCATCGTAGATGTCGAAGCAACGATGTACGCAAGAGAAGAAATCACTCTGGTCGTCCATCAAGATACCCTTTACCTTTTCTGCATCGAATACCTTTCCGTGCAGATGCTCATCCTTGGCATTAGGGCAAGCTGCTTTCACGTCGGCTCTAAATTCCACGCCCAACTCGGCAAGTTCTTTTACGAGTGCCTTGGTGTTGCCATCATTGGCTATATCACGGAACTCACGGTTCTTGTCGAAACTCTCAGGGTCGTACAACTCGTGGTAAGTCTCATTCGTAAACTGGTTCTTGCTACCGTCTGCCTGGGTGTAGAATGCTGCCATCACACCGATGCAACCGATTTCGTCTTTCGGGTGCATGTAGTATCGCTCATCGCAAAGAGAGGCGAGATACATACCTGCGCTGGCACACATACCATCCACGAAGGCGATAACTGGCTGACCCAAGGAACGGGCATACTCGATGGCTTGCTGATAATCGTTCTTAGCCCAAGCCGAACCACCAGGCGTATTGATGATGAAGATGTGTCCTCGGCAGAGCGGATGATTGGCCGCACGGATCATCATGTCTCGATGGTCGATGCTGCCATACGAGCAACCACCACCATTGCGAGTGATAGGACCATCCACGGTGAGCACGCTCACGAACGGGAAGTTCTGAAGGTTGTCCTCGTCCAAAGCCCAGTTGCCACGCACCTGCTTGCCATCCTCGGAAATCTGATATTCCTCCGGATAAATCATCTCACCATCAGGAAGCGTTTCCTTGACGAAACCACAAGTCCTTTCGGGCTTCTCGAATACCGCATGGGTATTCAGGTTCTGCTCCAAGGCTTTCTTGATGCCATGCACAAAGGTTGGCGATACCATCCACTTCTTTTCGGTAAGGATTTCTAAAAGTCCTTTCATGTGGAGAATCAAAAGTTTAATATTAATGTATGTTTGCTGTTATCCTTGAAAACAATTCTTTTTACCTAAGAATGTTTCGCTTTTTCTGTGGGCAAAGGTAAGGCTTTTTACTTTCTGGATGAGGACAAAAATAGGCTATATAAGGGATATAAGGAATGTATATAAACAAAAAAAGCCCTGCTAACCTCACGGTCGGCAGGGCAATGAAACAATGGAATTTTTTCCACAAAGTTTATATAGATATATCTGAAAATGGGATTGCAAGCTATCCAATGGTGATAGGGATATACTCCGACATCGCCTTGCAGGTGGCCGTCACGCTGCACGTTTCGGCATTATTCTGGTGTGTCCTGCTGTCAGCGAAAGCGAAGGTGTTGGCTAACGTATAACAGAGATAGAGCGAATCATCTTGCTTCCGCAGGACTATATAATAGTCTTTTCCGTGCATATTCTTACTGATTTCGGCAATATTCTCCTTGCCAGCCTCGATATTGGCGGTTATCTCGAACGAGAAGACGGTACCATTGCCAGCCTCCGAAGAGGTCTGCTTGGCAGTGATGCTGTCCGCCACCACATAATTGTCGCCCTCGCTCAACGAGATATGTAGGGCTTCGCCAGCAAACTTGCAGCCATTTATCTGCAAGATACGTGGCATACTGGATGGGATAGGGATGGTGCTATCTTGCATCGAATAGAAATAGGCATCCGTGATACCATCGAGAAATAATTCTCTACAACTTTCGGGTATTTTCATATCGTTTCCTTGATTTCTTAATAGTTTAACATTATTTATATTACGTATTAACGTCTATTATAACATGAATAAACTTATACCCACTGTATCGCATCTATACGTTTTACCTTATCTCGGCTATCCTCGTACTGCATATCCATACAGGAGTAAGCCTTGAAATAACAGTGTTCGGTACGAAACCATCTACCGATGATACGGCGTAATACGCATTTTTCCTCTTCGCTGGGTTCGATACCGTAGCGCATCAAATACCGCTCCAGCATAGCGTTCTGCGAGCGAGCGATAACCTTGCCTCTTGACGTGCAAAAATCAAAGGTAGATAAAGCCCATTCTACCAAGCTGCGCTTAAACTCATTGTTGAGCGACACAACCAATGCTCTAATGCCATGGGTATCGAGATTGAAGGTAGGCTTCACGGGATAGACGGTATCTACTATCTCCACTTCGCTGGGTAGGCGAATGCAAAGATAATCCTCGTTGACACCCTTGGCGATGTCCTTGCGACCATTGAGTCGCTGCACCTCGTTATAGGTGAGCCAGCTCCGCTCGTCGCGTGTCACGATAGCCTTGCCTCCTGCGGGATGCTTGCCCACCAGCATATTGCACCATTGCTGTTGCGAGAAGCAAGCCATGTCGATGCGGTTGCTTCGGGCAGGGGCATTGATAAGTGAGTTGCGCATGATGAAATGCTCGTGGGTATAAGCGTTGAATATCACAGGCTCTTCTCGCTGCAAGATGTAGTTCGGGTCTCGGTGCCTGAAGAACTGGCATCGAGACGTGGGGAGGCGAAGGTATATGTTCGGCATGAGGAATAATTTATAATTTATAATTTATAATGAATAATTTATAATTTATGATGAAGAATGAGGGAGCAGCTTACTTCTTCGGCTTCTTGCTCATCTTATAGCAGAGCATGATGGCATCCGATACCTGGAGAGAGTAGTTGAGCGCATCTTTGGTGGCATCCACTTTGCACTTGGCTTTCTTCATCACATCATCGAGAAGCTTAGTCTCGCTTGGCGAGAGATTGAAGGCAAGGCGCACAGCGTCGATATAGCAACCGCCATTCTCGGTATGACCGATGTAGGTTTCATCAAACTTATCCTTGGTACCAAAAAAGAGATTGATGGCTTCCACCATCTGCTCCTTGGTGTAAGATGGTATCATCGGTTTCAGTTTGCGATATTTGTCGCTGTAGGTTTTCAATCGCTTATCCAGATACTCGTTGATGCTATCCGCATAGTCGAAGTACAACTGGGCTTCCGGGCTACTATCATCCTTGGAGCGAGCCGAATTGAAATAACCTCGAAGCTGCTGCATCACTTGTGCCACCGCATCAAACTGATTGAACTCGATGCCACCGCCGAATATATCTCGCATATCTGCCTTGATGTCGGTCAGCAATGACTCCAGCATATCAGCCAAGAACGTCATTTTATCCAGGTTGGCGGATAGTTTGTTTACTCGCTCTTGCATTCCTTCTTTTCCATAATCTACATAGTACTGCAGTAGATGATTGAACGAGAGGAAATCGAATGTTACCTCTGAGCGAAGGTTGCTCTGCACCAAGATGGCAAAGAGCATATCAGCCAACTTGCGATCTCGCTGTTGAATGGTACGTACCAAGTTTTGTGCTTCCGCCGAAAGCGGATTGGTACGCACGGCGGTATTCACCAGGTTGTTGCGCTTCTGCACCATTTCCACAAAGTCGGGGTCGTGGAAAAGGAGATCCAACGTCTTGGCATACGTCTCGATAGGTACGTCCTTGAAATTGAAGGTATAGCAAGTGGGCTGCATCTTGATTTTTGCCTCTCGTCTTGCCTCTGCCTCCTGTTTGGCTTCCTGCTTGTTTTTATTCTTTCTATTGTTCTTCGACATAGTTATTTCCTATTGGTAGGGGATGCCCGAAAACACCCCCGATTTTTACTCTATAAATCATCTATTTACCATAATCCCCCTTATAGAAAGTTTATCCTTTCGTCCGACTATGATGGTTTTGATAGCCCTTTAGCCAAGATACAGGTGCTGGGTTCGCACAATGAAACGAGCAATTCACGCTATAAAGCATAGCGTGAAACTCGTCGATTTCCTCAGCCGTGAATGGGCAATCTTTATTGATACGGCGTGGCATTAGCGTTTATCTCCTTCTCCAGCTATTACATTGCGTTGCTTACGAGAAGCGAGCTTCGCCAGGTTTTCTTCTGCCACATCTTCGAGCGACACACCCATCACATGAGCTAAGCCTGCGGTCTGCCAAAGAATATCGCCGATCTCGGAAAGCATCAGTTTTCGCTCTTCGTCGGTTACATTCCATACCTGGGTATGGCGGATATGACCTTCCTCGTCTCTCTCGGTGGTTGTGATATGAAGTTTGCCCTTGCGCATGTGCTTACCAGCCTTGGATGCAAACTCGCCAACCTCACCGGCAAGGTTAGCCAACATATAAAAAAGATTGTCGCTTTCAGGAAGGCAAGTTGACATTGCCTTTTCCTGATATTCATTCATTGTAATATTTGCCATTTTTTTGCGTTATTTTCTATCTATTGTAATATTTTCCAATCTTTTCCAAATTGGAAAGAATTATATCTTGAAATCTGGAATGTATTGCTGCATACGTTCCACGATGATATTATGTATCAAAGTACCTATCATCTTAGCGTTAGGATGAGCCTTACCAGTAACCTCATGGAATCGAAGGTCCAGGATATGTTTCCACTCGGTGAGGTCGTAGGTATAAGCCACCACCGTATAGCAATCCAACGGGAGAACACCCCTTGCATCTTGCGGCTTCATTCCGCTCTTCAGCAATCGCAAATATGCCCACTCGCTTACCTTGCAGCTAAGCTTGAAGAGAAACTTCTGCCATCGACTGCCATCATGGTACCAATGAGGCTTGGCTATCTGCACGCCATCCTTTTTCTCCATATTCACATATCGAGTGCTCTGCTCACTGATGCAGTTAGGCGATGTACGGTTCAGCTCTCGGCTAGTGCTTATCTGGGTAGTTACCACCATCGTCATACGAAGGAGCCAAAGAGCCTCCAAGTAATCATATTTCTTCGCTTTCTCGATAAACTCCTCTTCCTTGACATTGTAGGGAGAAAGCATCTGGAGCACATTGCCGTGCTCGCAAAGAAACTGCATATTGGCAGAAATCCACACCTTGCGATCCTTTACATTATAGTTAATGTAAGGTGATGAAACTAAGAATGCCCAAACGTCCCTTGGCAACTGGTTGCTGTTCTTGATGAAGAAATAGAGCGTGCCATGGCGATACATCGAACGATGTCCGCTCTTCCAAAATCGGTTGGAAAGCTCGGTAGCCTGTTCCTCAAGAAACTCTTCTTTCTTGTCTTCGGGCATATCTGCATCAGGCTCCTTGCCTTTGCTTTTGTAGCAGATTCTGCCCACTTTGGCGATTTGCTGTGCAGCGGTCTTCTGGGGCCACCACTCCACGCCAGGAATAATCATTTTCATTTCTTTTTGTATATCTTAACTTATTATTGAATCGGTATATCATTCATTTGCTTATTCGGCATCCCCCACTTATTTGCAGGGAATACCAAGTTCCCGCTCACGTATCTTCTTTGCCACAAAAGAGACCCAATCCCAAAGGTGAAACATCGAACGGTTGTTTGGGATAAAGTAATCGTAGCTATTGATGTCGAACTTAATGCGATACTGGTCTCTGTCTGTTCGCTCATCGGCGATACCTCTCTTGCGTATGGTTTCGGGCTTCGCCGATACATAGATGGCGACGATCTCTGCTTTCGGAAACTTCTCCATCAGATTCATTAAGCCTTTCTCGTCGATTACGTAGATAACGGTGCCCCATACTTGCTTCACTTCCGTCCAATATTCGTAGTCGCCATATCGGGTGTAAGCCAACACTTCCTTATCTTCAGGAAGGTAAGGACAATGCTTTACGAAGTGATGCTCCCTGCCTTCCACCTCGCCCTCACGCATCGGACGAGTAGTATAAGAGCATATCACCTCGTAGCTAAGGATGGAAGACAACATCGTTGCCACCGTATCTTTGCCAGCCCCGCTGGGGCCTACTATCGTTATTATTCTCATATTTAATTTGTATTATAATTTTGTCGCACAAAATAAGTAGGGGACGTGAAGCAACCGTGAAATATTCGTGAAATATCCATGAAATATCCGTGAAATATCAGTGAAATATCCACCAATGGCTCTTTCCGTTTATCTTTGTAAGATTTTATTACTCGTTATCGCTCGAAATGCAGATTCGTGTATCTCTTCAATGTAGGATAGCTATCTTGTATCTTCTTCTGAAGACCATCGACGTTCATATCTACCACATATCGCCCCAGCTCAAAACTGAAAAACATCGGGAATACGATACCTACCTGACGAAGGAACTTTTCACCCCCCCCCCGAAACCGGACATCACATCGAAGAATATCTTAATCCATCGCTGTCCATTTCTGTCGAGCCAACTACCTTTAGGAGGCTGCGGCATTCTTCTTTTAGTCTTCATAATCTATAACTTTATTAATTATTAATTATTAATTCTTAATCATCATTACCCTCGCTCCCTCCATACCTGCTGTTTGATGGCGTGATATTCCGCATCGCCCAGGTTCTGACGAAAGGCATGAATCAGATAGTTGTATGTTACCGTATTACTGCTACCCAACTGCCTCCACTTTTGCGAAGTTTGAGCCGAATTGTATTTCTTGCTGCAAGCGGAAAGGTCGTGAAATAGCTGTTCTCCGTAAGGGTGAGCCTTTAATGCCCAACCGCACTTGGTCCACTCGTCATAGCTTTCGGTGATATTGATGCCTCTGCCAACAAGAGCCTTCACCATCAGTTCTATCAATCGGTCTTGTGTGCGAGGATCATTCCAGAAAGCCTTGCTTGCCTCCTGGTTGTAGTCCGAAGAGTGGTTGTTCGGAATTTCCGACATACCACTCTGTCCCGACTGTGGATAACGCTGTGGATAACTCCCTGAATAGCCTCTCTGTGCTTGTGGTACCACCTGCGGCTCATCCATCAGCATACCTCGGTATGGCTGCACATTCTCATTGATATATATATGGGCTGCATCATCCCAGGATGCGAAGCGCACTCGTCCGATATTGCCACATTGCTTGTCGAGCACGATGCCGAGGGCTGCGTAATCTCGAAGCAAGGCTTTGAATTGTTCCTTG